CTAAAAAAATACGAAGTTAGAGTTCGTCGATAACGACGAATCAGACGAGGAGTTTATTATGGCTGAGCCCGAAACGGCTGATGAGAAAAAGGCTGCCACCAAACGGCTGGCATTCGACAGCGAGAATTCAGACAACGACATCCCACAGTTCCTAAAGAAGGGACAGCCTAAGAAGGTTGAACCAGAAGAGGAAGAAAATAATCCCGACGACTTGGAAACAGAAGCCACTGATCCTATTTCTGAGGGTGATTCATCGAGCGAATCAATGGAGAATGAAGAAATGGATCAGGTAGTTAACAAGCAGGCAAAGCCGGCGAAGCTGGGAGTTCCCAAGAGCTTTTCCGATCTGGCAGCCGAAATGACGATCGACCAGCTGCGCAAGCAGCAGGAGGAAATCGATCGGCGTATCAAGGAAAAGCAGTCGGCTGAAAAGCAGGCTGTCATCGATCAGATCGTCAGCGTCGTGACCGAGTACAACATTCCGGTCGAAGAGCTCGTCGAGGCTCTCGGTGGAACCAAAAACAGGCGTAAGGGTTCGAAGGCCAAAGCCAAGTACCGGGATCCCGCATCGGGTGTTACCTGGTCTGGCAGGGGCAAGGAGCCTTCCTGGATCAAGGGTGCAGCTGACCGCACTCCATTCGAAATCTGATAGCTTACCGACCACCGGATCGGTTAGTGAGAACCCCGGCTTGTCCGGGGTTTTTCTTTGTCTGGTTCCAACATAGAGGGGATTCATGAATATCGTGACCCAGATCAGTAATAATTACAATCTAAACCAGGGACAGAAAGACGCAGCTAATGCGTTCTTTGAATTTCTATTTAGTGAAGACAAAGAATTTATTATCAGTGGTCCTGCCGGTGTCGGTAAGACCTATTTAATGAATTATATTATTGATAATACAATGCCTAGATATCACGAGATGTGCAAACTCGTGGGCATCCAACCAGAATTCAATTCAGTCACTATGACAGCCACTACCAACAAGGCTGCAGAGGTTCTCTCGGCAGCTGTTAATCGACCTACGTCAACCGTGCATTCGTTTTTCAATCTGACGGTCAAGGATGATTTTACAACTGGTCAAACCATCCTGAAACGAACTCCCAAATGGGTGATCCATCGAAACATAATCATCTTTATCGATGAAAGCTCGATGATCGATACTGAGCTCTGGAAGCTGCTCCATGAGGGAACCATGGATTGCAAGCTTGTCTATGTCGGGGATCGTCATCAACTGGCTCCGATCATGGAATCCATGAGCCCTGTCTATAAACACAATTCACCGATGGTCGAGCTGCTCACGCCCGTCAGAAATGCCGGTCAGCCAGCCCTGATGGAAGTATGCGAACAGCTACGGGAGACTGTGGCAACTGGTGATTTCAAGCCCATCAAGGTCGTTCCTGGAGTCATCGATCTCCTGGATGATCCAGGCATGAAAACCGAGATGGCCAATCATTTCCACAATCAGACCCTGGATGCACGAATCCTCGCCTACACCAACAGAAGGGTGATCCAGTACAATGACCACATTCGAGCCATGCGGACTCTCCCAACTGAATTCCAGAAAGGTGAGCTGCTGATCAGCAACACTGCCTACCATCATGCCAGTGGCATGCTGTCAGTCGAGGCAGAGGTTGAGGTCCTGCGTAACAAAGGACCAAGCCAGATGCTGGTCGATGAGAAGCACCAGATTCATCTCGATATCAATCGCCTGGATCTGAGAACCTCACTTGGGGAACTGGTTCCCAATGTGCCATTTGCCACTGATCGTAATCACTTGGATCAGCTATTGAAATATTATGCCAAGGATAAAAACTGGCAGGCATATTTCAATCTCAAAAATAATATAGCCGATCTACGACCCAGAGATGCTGCGACAGTCCACAAGGCTCAGGGATCCACCTATGACACGGTCTTTGTGGATCTCTCAAACATCAGCACCTGCAACATTCAGAACCAGGTAGCCCGGATGCTCTATGTGGCGTTTTCTCGGGCACGTAGCAGGGTGTTCCTGTACGGTAACCTCGCCAGCAAATACGGAGGATTAATCCTCCCCTGAGCAAAGGGTGATCCATGGTTGAGAAAAACCTGGTATTCAATAATGTTAATATCCTACTAAAAGTTCTATTTGAACGAGAGGAAGTCTTCCTCCTCAAGCGGGAAAAATCCCTCATCGAGAAGTTCACCCAGTCTGGTGGTACACCGGACGGATTTCGTCACATGGGCGTGATCTACTCGCTTCTGGAGGGTGGCGATCGAGCCAGGGGGACTTATACGTGCTTACCTGTTGAAATGATTCCCGAGATGGACCAGGTGTTGTCTGAGAGGGCAACTATGCAGGCCGATAAGGAACGCATACGACAGGCTTTGACGCTTGTCCTACGGGATTGTAGATCATTTCAGGATATGCGTGATGCGCTTCCTAATGCTCTCAAGGACTTCATCCCTGGTTCCAATCGCCTGGAGAGAACCAGACCGGAAGCCTATACGCTCAAGGATAATCCAAGAGCTCATGCCCAGTATGTAAAACTACGTGAAAAAATCGAGTTTTATATAGCTGCTCGTTTGCTCTATTAACCTGTGGGATAATCGATGCGATATTTAACTTTCGGTACGGAAGAAAATCGCACATATAAAATATGCATCCTGGTCAATAATATCCGAAAGGACGAGATACGCAGGGCCTACATTAGACCCTATGGTCTTAACGAAGAGGACATTATCGTTATCGATCTCCATCAAGCGGTGGGTAAGAAAAAAACGCCAGTCAAGGAACAAAAGGCGTACATTACTGAGGAACTGGTTCCTCTATTAGAGGATCTTCAGATCCAATATTTAATAGTTGGGGATGGAGAATATTTTAAAACATTAACCAAAACTATTAAGGTTGATAAAGTCCTCGGTTATATAATGAACAGTGAATATGGTCCATGGAAAGTGGTCTATGTACCCAATTTCAGGACCATTTTTTATGATCCAGTCAAAGTCACCAATCGTATCGCCACAGGGATCCATGCTCTCAAAGCCTGGATCAATGGAACTTATAAGGATCCAGGTGTGGAAATTATCAAACATGCTGATTATCCCCAGACAGTCCATGAGATAGCTCATTGGCTGGATACCATGATAGCTTCGAACTATCCATTAACTGTGGATATTGAAGGATTTTCACTCAAGCATTATTCAGCTGGTATCGGTACAATAGCTTTTGCCTGGTCAACAACTGAAGGCATAGCATTTCCAGTGGATCTTCTGGAACCAGAAGAAGCAATGCAAGTCAGAGAACTCCTGCGAGACTTTTTCCTGGATTTCAAAAATAAGATTATCTTCCATAAAATCGATTATGACGTGACAGTCCTAATCTACCAGCTATTCATGAAAGATATTCTCGATAATGAGGGTCTCTTGCATGGCTTGAACGTCATGCTCAGAAACTGGGATTGCACCAGGCTAATTAGTTATCTGGCTACCAATTCATGCTCTGGAAATAGACTTGGTCTTAAGGAGCAAGCCCAGGAATATGCTGGGAATTATGCCGTTGAGTCTATTAAAAATATCCGCTCCATTCCTCTACCTCAGCTACTCCAGTATAATCTTGTTGATTGTCTGGCCACTTGGTTCGTCTATGAGAAGCATTGGCAGACGCTTATTAATGATAAACAGTTGGATATTTATGAATATATTTTTAAACCAGCAATGGTAGATATCATACAAATGCAACTGACTGGTATGCCGGTCGACATGGATAGGGTTCAGGTCGTCAAGGAAATTCTGCAGAAGGACAATGATGATGCCGTAACGACCATGGAAAACAGTATGTTAGTCAGGGAATTTGTTTACCAACTTAATGAGGAGTGGGTAGATGAGAAGAACCAAAATCTTAAGAAGAAAGTCGTTACCTTTGCCGACGCCAACGAGGAATTTAATGCGAATTCAGGTCCACAACTCATCAGGCTCCTATATACAAACCTGGGACTTCCCGTCATCGCCAGAACCGAAACCAAGCTACCTTCAGTGGATGGTGATACACTTTCCTCATTGGTTCATCACACAGATAAACAAGATATTAAAGATTTTCTTGAGGCATTAATTAAATATCGTGCAGTTAATAAAATCTTAACCAGTACTATTCCTGCATTAGAAACAGCAGTTCAAGGACCAGATAATTGGCATTATTTATTCGGTAATTTTAATCTCGGAGGTACTGTCAGTGGGAGGTTGAGTTCCAGCGATCCGAACCTACAAAATCTCCCAGCCACCGGAACCAGATATGCCAAGCTCATCAAGAGCTGTTTCAAAGCACCTGCAGGTTGGTTTTTCTGTGGGATTGATTTCAATTCCCTCGAGGACAGGATCTCCGCCCTTACGACCAAGGACCCCAACAAACTCAAAGTCTACCTCGATGGTTACGATGGCCATTCGTTGAGAGCTCAGGCGTATTTTGGGGATCAGATGCCAGACATTAATCCAGATAATCCAGCCTCAGTCAATTCGACCCAGGTGAAATATCCCAAGCTCCGTCAGGACTCCAAGGCGCCAACCTTTGCCCTCACATATCAGGGCACCTGGCGAACCCTGATGGTCAACTGCGGCTTCCCAGAAGAGAAAGCCAGGCAGATTGAACAACGCTACCACGAGCTCTACAAGGTCAGCGACGATTGGGTGAAGGCAAAGCTGGACCAGGCTTGCTTAGACGGCTATGTTACCGTCGCCTTCGGTCTAAGACTGAGGACTCCCCTTCTGCATCAGGTCGTTAGAGGGACCTCCAAAACCCCCTATGAAGCCGATGCAGAAGGTCGGACAGCCGGCAATGCACTGGGTCAATCCTGGTGCCTGCTCAACTCACGGGCCGGTTCCGAATTCATGGCAGGGGTCAAGGCGAGCGAGCATCGCCATGCGATCAAGCCATGTGCCCAAATCCATGATGCACAGTACTTCCTCGTGAAGGATGACATACAAGCCATTACGTATGCTAATAATTTTATTGTCAAAGCATGCGAATGGCAAAATCATCCTGATATTCAACACGATGAAGTGAAACTCGGTGGAGTCTTCGCAATCTACTATCCGAATTGGAGCCAGGAACTGAAACTACCCAATTATGCCACTGCGAGTGAGATAGCATCTACATTCACAGAATACGTAATGAAATCAAAGGATTAGCTACCTACTACATTTAGTGGGTTAATTGTTCTTTGGCTACCATATATACCCTAAAAAATATTATAAAAATATCTTCCCAAACCAGAAGAATCAAGCTAGGGTGATTTCCCTAGTTCGCACCACGCTGAGGTCTATCATGCGATTGACGAACGAACATAGCATCAGTTTGCCTTTGGCAGTGTGGCTCCTGCATGATGACTATGATTTCATTAATGAGCCCAATTATATCTCAGCCACTAATCTCCTGAAAAGCACAAGACAACTGGTCTTGAGCCAGCGTGTGCTCGACAGCGACAAGGAGATGGATGTCTCCTTTTTTATTGCAGCTCGCTTTGGCAATGCTATCCATGATTCTATCGAAAAAGCATGGAAGGTATCAGGCAGGGCATCCATGAAGAAGCTAGGCTATCCGGCATCAATAGCTAATAATATTATTGTTAATCCTGATCCAGGAACCATGATTGAAAATAATAATCTTATTCCTGTCTGGATAGAAAGACGAGCTATTAAAGAATTCAAAGGCTATAAAATTGGTGGCAAGTTCGACATGGTAATGGACGGTCGTCTATTCGATGTTAAAACCACTTCGGTTTACAGCTACCTGCTAGGTAGGAAAGATGCCGATTATGCCATGCAGGGCGGCATTTATCGCTGGCTCAATCCTGAATTGATCACTGATAATCACATCTATATCCAGTTCATTTTTACCGACTGGCAACGGAGCCAGGCGAAGAGAGACCCCGGCTATCCGCAGACCAGGGCATTAGAATATCCAGTCAAGCTGCCGTCGATTAATGAGGTCGAAGAGTTCATCAGCTTCAAGCTGGCACAGCTCGACAGATATAAGAAATCCCCCGATGAGGAGATTCCCTATTGCACTGATAAAGAACTCTGGCGAAGCGAGACCACGTATAAATATTACGCCGATCCCCAGAAGACAGTCAGGGCCACCAAGAATTTCGACGATAAGGCCGAAGCACATGCCTACCAAGCCAGCAAGGGTGGAAAAGGAATTGTTTTGGCGGTTCCGGGAGAGGTAAAAGCCTGTGATTACTGCCCGGCATTTCCAATATGTAAACAAAAGGACAATTATTATGTCGCTTGACTTAACTGCTGTTAAGCACCACCCGGCATTGGAAGAAATCGTCGACGTATTTTGTAATAAAACCCAGAACCTGGATCGAAGTTTTTTCCGAACTCAATTGGTATATTTCTTCGCCAAGATGGCCTCGTCCATGCGGGCTACCATCCTGACCAAGGATCGAGGCGAAATTCCGGTTAATATGTATGCCCTGGCATTGGCACCTTCTGGTTCCAATAAAGGTCATTCAGTCTATATGGCTGAAAATGATATTCTGGGTAAATTTAAGAGCCGCTTCATAGAGGACACCTTTCCGGTAATCTCAGAAGGTAATCTCTGGGTCATCGCCAATGGACGAGCAGCTAGAAATGGAAACGATCAACAGGTTGAATACGATAAGGCCTCAACCGAATTCAAGCAGGCAGGGGTATTCCCCTTCACCTTCGACTCAGGCACCACACCAGCTGTCAAGCAGCTACGGCAGAAGTTACTGTTATCATCCGCTGGTTCAATCAATCTGCAGATCGACGAGATCGGTTCCAATCTGATTGGCCAGACCGATATTTTGAATACATTCCTGGAGTTATATGATCTAGGTATTGTTAAACAAAAACTGGTTAAGAACACAGCCGAGAACCAGAGAAGCCAGGAACTGGATGGCAAAACGCCAACCAACATGCTGCTATTTGGAACACCAGCCAAGCTGCTGGATGGATCCACCACCGAGGATCAGTTCTACAGCTTCCTCGAGACCGGCTATGCCAGACGATGCATCTTTGGTTTTGGCCAACCTGTCAGGGCGTCACAGTCACTGTCGCCAGCCGAGATATTCAAACTGCTGATAGCACCAGAGAATGATGCCATCCTGACCAAGTGGGCACATCACTTCTATACGCTGGCAGACCCGGCTCTCTTCGGCTGGAGGATGGAAGTCAGCGAGGAAGTATCGATCGAGCTGCTCAGCTACCGAATCGACTGTGAACGCCTCGCAGAGGCCATGCCTGAGCACGAGGAGATCAAGAAATCAGAGATGGCTCATCGCTACTTCAAAACCCTGAAGCTAGCTGGTGCCTATGCCTTTATCGATGGTTCCACCGAGGTGCTGATGGAGCATCTGCATTCGGCCATCAAACTGGTCGAGGAATCAGGAGCTGCATTTCAGACAATCCTGAACCGTGAAAAATCTTATGTGAAATTGGCTAAATATATAGCTGGGGTTAATACCGAAGTAACTCATGCCGATCTCAATGAGGCTTTGCCATTCTATAAGACAGCCAAGGCTCAACGTGAAGAGCAAATGATCCTGGCAACAGCCTGGGGTTATAAGAAACATATTATTATCAAAAAATCATTTGTTGATGGGATCGAGTTTTTCAAAGGAGAGAAACTCCAGGAAACTAACTTCCAGAAAATGGTAATCTCATATTCAACTCATTGGGCTTATAATTATCTCAAGGAAGAGGTCCCATTCGAGAAGCTTTATCTTCTGGCTCAGGCATCTGATATGAATTGGGCCAATCATCATTTTAAACAGGACCATCGAGCCGATGAAAATGTAATCCCCGGCTTCAATATGATCGTCATCGATGTGGATTCTGGTATTAGTCTGGTGGCAGCTCATGAACTAATGAAGGATTATAAATTCCTGACCTATACAACCAAGCGATCCACACCTGATCACAACAGGTTCAGAATGATTCTGCCAACCAATTATCATCTCGAACTCGATCATGACGAATATAAAGGCTTCATGAATAGCGTCATGGCATGGCTGCCATTCCAGAGCGATGAGTCAGCTAACCAGAGATCCAAGAAATGGCAGAGTCATGAAGGATGTCAGGTAACTTATAATCTCGAAGCCAAAGCTCTCGACGTATTAGATTTCATCCCGAAAACTTCCAGAAATGAACAGCACCAGGAAAGGAACCAGGCACTGGGAAATCTGGATAATCTTGAGCGCTGGTTTGCTTCACGGATGGATATAGGCAATCGCAATAACCAGCTGATCAAATATGCACTATGTCTCGTAGATGCTGGCTGGAAATTGCTCGATGTCAGAAACCAGGTGCATGGTTTTAATGGGAAATTATCCAATCCCATGACTGCCCAGGAAATCGATAGCACAATCATGGTGACTGTCGCTAAGAAGTATCAGAGCCAGAAACCCTGATATTACCCCCTCTCGTCGACATAAATGAGGGATTACTAAGGCGATGTAGACGGTAAGCCTTAGTGCTTTTTCTGGTTCAATTAAGGAAAAATCATGAGCGATATTAATGATCAATTAGTTCTTATCGGTGGCTACTCAGGCACCGGTAAGAGTGCAGCTCTGAGGAGTATCCGGAACCAGGATAGATGGATGTATCTCAATACCGAAGCTGGGAAGAGACTCCCTTTTCAAAATACATTCAAAACATTTAGAGTCTCTGACCCATATCAGATATACGAAGGCTTTGATCATGCCATCCTGAACCAGGATAAATGGGATGGCATAATCATAGATTCTGCCACATTCATGATGGATATGTATGAAAGCATGTACATCATAGATAATCCCAATACCCAGAAGGCATGGGGTCAGTTTGCCCAATTCTTCAAGGTGCTAATGCAAGACAAGGTCGTCAGATGGGGTAAGCCAACCATCGTTACAGCCCATCTCCTGGATACACTGGATGAAGTCAGGCATGAGATGAAAGTCTCGGTGCCCATCAAGGGATCACTTAAAAATAATGGTATCGAATCATATTTTTCTACAGTAGTATCAGCTAAGAAAATAACCATGCTGGAACTGGAAAAATATGGATCCGATCTCCTGGTTATCACTGACCAGGACAGGGAGCTTGGATATAAGCATGTGTTCCAGACTCGTCCAACCAAGGAAACCGTAGCCGAACGTATCCGCTCACCTATGGGTTTGTTTTCTCGGGAACAAACTTATATGGATAATGATGCTCAGCTCTTGCTGGATCATTTGGATAAGTTTTACCACGGTTAACCATCAACTCAAAAATAGGGAATAAAAAAGCAATGACAAATATCTTTGGAAACCTCACCACGGAAGGCCTCGAGCAGTCTCAGGACCGCCTGGGTGGTTTCCGTGTGCTTGAGTCAGGCGCCTACACGGGTACCATCAAAGCAGCTTACGCAGGCAAATCTCCTCACTCCAAGGCTCGATCAATCAGTGTTATTCTAGACACTGAAGGTGGGGAATATCGGGAAACTTTCTGGATCACTAATCGAGAAGATCAGAATTTCTTCCGTAATAAGCAGGACAATACCAAAAAGGTACCCCTGCCTGGATTCGTGATCATCGAGGATCTCTGTCTTGTGACTTCCAATAAGCCGCTCTCGGAGCAGACCACCGAGGACAAGGTCATGAACGTTTATGACCCGGAAGCCAAGAAGGAGATCCCCAAGTCGGTCCCCATGCTGGTCGAGCTGCTTGGCAAGAAGGTCACCTTCGGTATCCTGAAGGAGACTAAAAACAAGCAGGTAAAGAACTCCTCGACGGGTGAATACGAAGACACAGCCGAGTCCAGAGAGGAAAACACCACGGACAAGGTATTCCACCACCCGTCGAACCTTACCGTTGTGGAAGCCCGCCAGGGCACCACAGTGGCCACGTTCTTCAACGCCTGGGTCGAGAAGAACAGGGGAGTCACTCGCGATCGTAGGACTAACAAGAGTGGAGCCAGTGGGAATGGACAATCTGGCAAACCAGGTCGTCCGAACACTCCTCCCAAAGCAGGAGAGACTACTCCGAAGACACCATCACTGTTCAACAGCTGAGTGTAATAGCTCATGTTGAACCAGACAGGATCGGTTCCCCTCCCGCACCAGGGGACCATCCTGTCTGTGAATCTGCCGATCTATGTCAGATTGGGCAAGCGGACGAGTGATAGATTCAGTCTTAATTTGAATACCTATCGCAACGCTCATTTCCATACGCTGAATAAAGCCAAGGATCTATTTGAAAAAATAGTGTCTAAACGAATTGGACATTTACCTATAATGGTAAAAGCCGATCTGACCTATAGACTTTTCTTTGGTTCAAAGCGA